TCAGTCAGTTATTAAACGGTTTGGAGTTGGGTATCCGAAACAAGCAAATTTTATAAATGAGTTTGATGCGCTATCTCGGCAAAGGTTTTAGGGTATGTTTTTAATCTTTAAGCCACCTCAGAGTTATTTGCAGGTACAACTGCTAGATCCTGACGGATTTAAAAAGCATTCGTCGGCACTCGAAGAGGCTTACGCAATAAAAATCCTTAAAGAAAGGCAGACTAAACAGCAAGAAAAGCGCAAGCAGTTATCTTTTAAGAAGAAGATAAAGAAACAGCTAGAGGCTGGTAAAACTACTGTAGAGATTGCAGCAGAGCTTTCTGCGCAGATAATAGCAGAAGAGCCAAAGTTTGAGTTTACCGAAGAAGTGCGAGCTGATGTTGCTCGTGTTATGGCTGAATATGAACGTCAGGTTCAGTTAGAAACTCAAGCAATGGTGCTAGAATTTGTTAATCAACTGCAACAAGCAAAAAATGTTTTTCAACAAAAACGCAAGCAAAAGATTAAAGCAAAGAAAATAAAAGTATTGTTTTTTTTAAGTATAATGGATGACTAATGACAGAAAAACACAAACTATTTCAGTGGTGTCACATACAAAAAAAAGTTGTGCCAGTAGAGGAAGTGATGGTGCGAATTCATGCCAATGCAGCGCATCACTTCATTCATGATGAAATGCCACCAACCAGAAACCCTCTTAATCCCAGAGAGATTTATACAAGCAAAAGCAAGTTAAGGGCAGCATATCGTGCTGCTGGTGCTGAAGAAGTAGGCACAGAGTTTGACCGTGGCTACAATCCTGAACGTCATTCGGAAGCGCGTGAAAAGCAGGTTGTTGCCAATTTTATGAGACAGGTAAAGGAGAGACTAAATGGATAGTGTAGAAACAGACGTAGAACAGGACTTAACGCCGCAGGATACTGAGATTGTTCCAGAGCGCGAAGAGGAAAAGGTAAGCATTCGACGAGCTCTTTCTAAGCAATTTAAGAAAGAGGATGATGCGGTTGTAAATGATGCTCCAGAGCATAACAACCCTGAGACAGAAGAAGAGCCTGAGGTCGTTGAGGTTGCTCCACAGGTAGAAAGAATACCTGTTGTTCCTCCAGCCGATATGAACAAGGCTGAAAAGGAGGCGTTTCTAAACCCTACACCAGCCAATTCCCATATCTTGCAGCAGTATATGAATCGCAGAGCTTATGAGCTTAGAAGCGATCATCAGCGGCACATGGTTGAGGTTGAGCAGCTTAAAAAGCAGACTTCTAGCATTGTTGATACAATCAAAGAGTACGAGAACGACTATGCCAAGCAAGGCATTTCCCTTGGCGATATAGCCAAGCGGTCGGTGGCATGGGACCGCGCCATGCAAAATAACCCTGTTCAAACGGCGTTAGAATGGCTCGACTCTTATGGGTTAACTCTTGATGACCTTACGGCAAGCCAACAGCAGGCATTACAGCAAGGGTATCAACCACAAGAGCAAAACTATCTCACACGGGAAGATGCTGAGCGCATAGCAGAAGAAAAGTTCCAATCCTACCAACAGCAGCAGCAACAATCTGCCGTTGCCTATTATAATGAGCGGGTTGTAGAATCGTTCATGTCAGCCAAGCCTCTCTTTAGAGACCCTGAAACAGCTTCACAGTTAGAAGCTGAGATGGCTCCAATAGTGAGTGCCCTCACAGGTACAGGCAAGTACAGCTCTCCAGAAGAGATACTGGAAACCGCCTATAACTATGTTGTTGCTGGCAACCCGACCTTTTCCAGTCTGAATCAAGCAATGACTGCAAAGGTAGTGATGGATCAAAAACAGGCGGTAGTCCAAAAGGCTAAATCCGCTTCACGCTCAATCTCTGGGTCCGCAGGTAGTGGGACGCCAAAGGTAGTATCAAAAGATTTACGGGATAACCTTCGTCGTCGATTTGGCGGCGATTAGCTAAACGCTAGTTTGGTTGTCCTGTAAGCAAAAACTTTATAGGACATTAAAATGCCAAATTTAGAGGAAGCAATTGTAGCGACCTTGTTTGATCAAAGCGATCAGATCGCAGACGAGATTATGCATCATAATCCGCTGTTGAAGTCTCTTGACGATCAAGGTCTTATCCGTAAGTTCTCTGGTGGATATGAACTTCGTAAGCCAATCATGTACAATGATGCGGCTGTCGGTGGTTTCTACGCTGGATTCTCTTCGTTCAACCTTGACGCAATCGACGATGCAACTGCGTTCCGATTTGCTATTAAGCAGGTTTATGAACCAGTAGCAATCAGCGGACGTGATCGTCGTGCTAACCGTGATCAGGCTATGTTGCTCGATCTCGCTGAGATGAAAATGAAGGCTGCTATCAGCCGTCTTAAGAATACTGTTTCTACCTCGCTTCGTGGCGATGGAACTGGAAGCGGTGGACTTGAGTTCGACGGTATCAAGAAGGCAGTTTCGACTTCACCTTCTTCAGGAACATATGGTCAGATCGACCGTACTAGCAACACTTGGGCTCGTAACCTTGCGGTAAACGTGACTCTTTCTGCTAGTAACGTACAAGAGCAGGTGTCGGATGCAATCAGCCAGATCGTTCGTGGTGATGAGCAGCCAGACCTTGCACTTTGTGATCGTACAGCTTGGAAGTTCCTCCACAACTCTCTCACAGCTATTCAGCGCATTCAGCTTCCTACCAAGAAAGCTACTGCTGGATTCCGTGCATTGAGCTACGACGGATGCGATTTCGTATTCGACGGTGGATTTGGTTCTTCAGTGCTTGAGACAAACTCAATCAGACTTCTCAATACTAAGTATTGGTCGTTTGACGTAGTTCGTGGCGCAGACTTCAAGCCGCTTGCTCCTGAGATGAATCGTCCTGTTGACCAGGATGCTTTCTTCACTGTGATCATCGTGGAAGGAAATCTCTGTTGCTCTGCTCCAGCTCTTCAAGCTGTTATTTACGCTTAATTAAGGAGGTAACAGAATATGTCATTTTCAGGATCGTTTGGAATTAATTCAAATCGAACATGGGATGGAACAACAATTCCACTGCCTGCAAAAGTATTAGATCTTGGTTCTGACAAACGTGGCAAGTTCATGTTTGTTAAAGCTACTACTACTACTACTCAGTATCAGGCTGGAATCATAGACAAGGATGGTGGGTTCACTCCTATTACTACAACTAACGCAAGCACAACTCCAAAGGGAGTTGGAATTGCTCAGGTTGCTGCTGCTACCAACGAGTACCTTTGGGTATTTGTTGGAGAAGGTGGAGGAACAGGTTCTGGTATTAAGGTTAAGGTTGCAGCGTCGTATGCCGCTGGAACTAAACTTTACACCACAGCTACTGCTGGCGTTCTTGACGATGCTTCAACTGCTGGAGTTATCACCGGCCTTGTTGGTCTTACGACTGACTCTGGTTCAGGATCTTCGGTAGAAGTTCAGTCATTCGCTGGAATCTACAGCAATATCTAACCGAATGAGGGAGGCTTGTTTAGCTCCCTCTTTTTAAGGAGAGATTTATGGCAAGCGCACAAACCCTTATGGGACTTGGTATGCCAGCGGAGCTTGCTGCGGCAAGTTCAGATGGCGTGTTTTCTGGCACTGTAACTCCTGTTGGACAGGTAGTAGCGACAGCGGCTGGGATTCGTACTAAGCAAGCAATTAACAACGTTGGCGACACCACCCCAACAGCAGCAGAGCTTACGACCTCGTTCGGAACTCCTGCTTCTGTAGGAAGTGGATTTGTTGGCGTTGTGAAAGATGCTGATACCGATACTAACTGCTTTGTAGTGGTATCAAACGGAACTTCATACTTTTACTTGAAGTTCACCAAGGCTTCGTAAACAACGGGGGGAGCAATCCCCCCAACTTTTTAGGTGATTTATGACAGCTTATACCGGAAATACCACAACCACCACTCCAACTATTCCAACGGCTACTAGCACGACAGTTCTCGCAGCCAATCCGTTCAGAAAATTCCTTCTTATTCAAAACCATTCTGCGGCAGCTATTGGAATAGGCTTAGAAGGTCAAACCCTTACGGGAATAAACCCTTCAGCTACCAATAAGTGTTTTAATTTAGACAGCACTGGCACCGCCAACAGATTGATATTTGCGAATGGGTTTATCCCTGGTGGAGCTATTACGGTTTATCAATCCAGTGGAGCTTCGATTAACACTGTTACGGTTATTGAAGGGTAGTGCTATAAGATAGTTGCGCATTATGCGGATTAACTTAGGAGAACTATGGCACAGATAGACTGGAACACTTTGATGAACGGACAAGCGCAACAGCGCAAGCGATTCCATGGCGCAAATGTTCGCTTTTTCAATTCTTACAACGAAAACAAGGAAAAGAGCTTTCAAGCTGGCAGAGCAATCTTTGACGAAATCCCATCCATCTCTATTCAGTATCCTGGTGGAGATGAGACGGTTCGCAAGATTGAGCCACAAGATGTAGCTGACTATCCAGAGTTATACGCAGCTTTCAAGGCTGGTAGCGAGGTATCAGTTAGCGGGACGCCTCTTGCTGAGTGGCCACTCATGAACGGGTCAACCCTTCGCGAGTTGCAGCACCTTGGATTTAGGACGGTTGAGCAGCTTGCTGATGCGCATGATGAACTCAAGCGAAAACTTGGTCCAACTGGTCGTTTCATTAAGATGGCTAAGGATTGGCTTGATGCTGCAAATTCCTCCCAGTTCAATGTAGTGGCACTCAAGCAACAACTTGAGCGCGAACAGAAGAGGACTGCTAAACTGGAAGAACAGGTAGAGTTGTTACTGCAACGAGTAGAAGGTAACGAGGGCACAGACCTTCGTTCACGTCGAAAGGAGGTGATCCGTTCTATCGAGGTTGAGGAAGAGCTGCTGGAAGAAGGCAGCCAGGATGAGGTTCTTGAGGAAGAGGAAGCACCAAAGCGCAGAGGCAGACCAAGGAAAGTATGAGTTTAGTGACCGCAGTTCAAAACGT